ATGAATTAAATGCTTTTTTCATTTTCTATGATTTAGTAATGCAAATATATTGTAATTTTGGAATCAAACAACATTCATTATGGCTAATAATTTTTTATCTTATTTCTTTGGGGTTGATGGGGACCAATATAACCAGAGATACATTAACCAGTTCGGAGGACATAATGTTCCAGCAGCAAATCTCATTGGAACCAAGCAAGCAGTTTGGATTGATACTTACAAAGCCTATGAACATTACATAGAGATTCCAGAGCTGAGAGCTGTCATTGATAGAAGAGCAACAATGATGTCCAGCGCAGTTCCAATCTTATACGATGCCTCTGGAAATGTAGTTGAGAAACACTGGATTTATGACCTCATCAACAGCCCTAATCCAATCCAGAGCTGGTCCGATGTAATCTATTCTTTATCAGTGAATGATGCGCTCTTTTCTATCTCGTTTGCCTATGCGCCAAAGCGTTCATTCGGGATTGTCAATCTGATGGTTCCTCTTCCATCAAACAAAATGAAAGTTTATACAACCGGTTCTAAAATTAAGCAGATGGATGCTGATGGATGGATTGAAAAAGTGAGGTTGTGTTACTCTGATGACACAACAGAAGATTTCTCTCTGGATGAGCTGGTTTATTTGATTACCACAGATGGGGTCAATCTAGTTAATCCCTCATCAAGAATTGAGTCTCTGAAATTCCCTCTTTCAAACATCAGAGCCCAATATAATAAGCGAAATGTCCTTCTGGAAAATATCGGTTCGATTGGTATTCTCTCAGCAAAAAACAGCGACATTGGAGGAGCTCTTCCATTGACTCCAGAAGAAAAAAGAGACATAAGAAATGATTGGTATGCACGCTCAAAGGATGAGATTATTATAACAGAAGCTGATGTCCAATGGAACGCAATGAGTTTCCCTACAAAGGAGCTGATGCTTTTTGAAGAATTGGATGCTGATAAGCGTGCAATAATTGATGTCTATGGGCTTTCAGTTTATCTCTTTAGTCAAGAAAAAGGAGCGACTTTCTCCAATGTAAAGGAGGGAATAAAAATGACTTATACTGATACCATAATCCCAGAGACAGAGCAAATGTATTCAGTCATAACCAAGCAGCTTGGTCTGGAAGCAGATGGGCTGTATTTAAAACCAGATTTCTCTCACATTCCAGCTCTCCAGCAAGATGACCTTGCAACAGCACAAGCACTCCAGACCAGAGCTGATGCATTAGCCAAGATTACACTTGGAGGAGTATCTCTGACTGAGGATGAGAAGAGAGCAATTCTTGGAGTCTAAAACCTACCTAAAACCTACCAATTAAAGAGAGGCATCAATCCAGATGACCTCTTTTTTTTTGTTCTGGAGCATATTTAGTTGATTCTCTGGATGAGGTTATTGGGCCAAATGAGCTGATTTAACGCACGTTAGGCCCCTCTGTGGTATAAATGGCCAAGAAAAAGATCTATTTAGGCCGTATTTTTATCTGAATTGCTTGAACATAGACTGGATGAACTGACTCAATCCAGCTCCACAATCTGGAGCGTCATCGTTTTTGTTCTTGCCCTCCTTAGAAAATGTTAATATGTTGTCAATAAATTGGAGGCTCTCTGGAGTTCCAGTATTAACAAAAGTACAGCTCTGCATTAGGAAAACTGAGTTCATAATGATTCGAGTCATTTTGTTTTGTTGGTTGGCAATCTGGAGTATTTTTGTGCTGGTCGTTTTGGCTAATATTCTGCTGAACATTGCACCCATAGAATTGCTTTCCACTCTGCAATAACTCACTTTCCATTTGTTCAACATAGCTGCTACTTTTGGGATTGTAATATCTGTGTTGTCTCTGGTAAATACATAATCAACAATGAACACCTCAGAACCAATGATTGCTCCAACTGCTGCTGCTAGAAAGTCTTTTCCTTGGTCTGCAACATCGACATACGCAAGGCAGCCCTCAACCAGTGTTGTCTTGCCTCTATGCTGTGGGTTGTTTGGGTCTGGAGTTGATAGTCTTTTAAACTCCTCCAGATTGATTTGTTTGAGCCCTCCGAATAGCCTCCCTTGAATATCAACTGGCTGCTGCTGGTATTCTGCAAGCCAGACTTCCTTTGATGTTCTGGAACGCTTATCCAGATACTCTTCGGTTGTCATTACATCCTCACAAAGAGATTTCTCATTCTCATCCAGAGCTGGAAGAATAATCGTTTTGTCATAGAGCTTCTCTTCCATTGCCCTCCCAATAATATCATTGATTGACCAGCGTGTTCCTATGTCAATCTTACTGCAACCAGACTCCAATCTGGAATCGTGTGTTGCCTCTTTCCATTGAATAATTCTATCGTTGACAGTATCTGAAAGCGCATCCTCAAGCCCTCTGTAAAGGTCATCAGTGATTGCAACCTTTGTGGCCCCAAATCCAATGATTGTTCCTCCAACTCCAGCTCCAAAATATGAGACCATTTTTGCTTGGTTTGTGTTCCAACCTTGAAGATTCTTTTTGTCCTCTGACAGCTTTACTGTTGGGAATACCTCTGTGAATTTATCAGCTCTGAATATCTGTCTGACATCGTACGCAAACTTAAGATAAAGAGATGCTGTGCAAGTGTTTCTCATAACGCTCTCTGATGGGTTACGGCCCAAGACCCAAGCACAGAACAGAGATGTAATATAACTCTTTCCAGCTCTTGGAGGCATAGAGACTGAGAGCGACTTGATGAGCCCATCTTCAATCTCTTGCATTGCCTCAGCAACTGGTTTAAGAAATTCTCTTTTACTGAAAAAAGCATAATCGTAATACAAGCAGAACTGCCAGAAATCTCTTCTGGCTAATTCACGCTTCAACAGCTCTCTGATGTAAAAATGTTTATCAGTCATTGCCAGCCTCCAGATATGCTCTGATTTCATCTGTTGTCATCCCAGATAGGTCAATTTCTGTGTTGGTCTGTTCTATCTGTTGGACTGGAGCTCCATAACCAGAATCCATCAATGCCTTGTAAGCTGAAACATCCCCATCTCTTGCTTTTTTTATGAGGGCCAAAGTCATCAAATCCTCTTGAGTCATCTCCTCCTCCAAGCCAGTTAATGGGTTTTTCATTTTCTGATTTACCTCCAGCCAATGCCTGGCAATTGTGCTGCGATTTCTGGAGCCTTTTGGCCTTCCAGCTGGATTACCACTTTCACCTTTTTCCCAGCGTGGTTCAATATTGCCCTTGCCTTTCTTTTTCTCCTCTGGTTGATGTCCCATTTTCCGTTGTATTTTCGTTGTAAATTACATTATTTCATCCACAATTGGAAATAAACAATGACCCTCCAAGAATTTGACATACTGAGCCTCAATGCAGCTGCTGATTTCGATGTAACTCTTTCCCTCCTCTGGGAATGTATGAATAGCGAAGTGACTCTCACTGAGGAGCCATAATGCAGTATAACCGAAAGGCTCAAAATGATACTCAAGGAAGCTGAGAACTCCGAATCCAGAGTGCTTCAATAAACTGTTGTATCTCTCCCTGAGAATGAATGGGTCAACCTCTGGAACCCATACGCTAAAATTGAACATTTGTGCAACCATCTTTTCTTGATTTATTACATTGTGTGGACCTCATCTGAAATCTGGAATATGATTTCTCCTTGGCTTTCCACTCTATGTTTGATTTGATTAATTAGAGCCCTCTGGAGAGCTGCAAACGATTTGTATTTTTCGCAATTGGTTCCCTTTCTGGTCCTCATCCAGAGATTGGCTCCCCAAGAAGAGAGTTTGCAATCTGGTCTGGAGTCCCTCCCTATAAGGACAACGTGAAACTCAAAGTTTTTATCTGTCAGTTTGATAATTATTTGTTTATCAATACCAGCATAAAGCTCCTCCAGAGATACTCCAAGAGAGCTTAGATTATTTTGTGCTTTCATTCCTCTTCTATGTCATCCAGAAACTCAACCTCTGAGAAGTCCAATTGAGGATAATTCCCTTTGATGTTTTTTGTATCTCCTTTGTAAAAAACCAATATATTCTGATGGGTCTTAGGGACCTTTCTTGTTTTCATCATTCCATTCACTCTGAGTCCAGTTGCTCCAATTGCTTCTACTAGGATGAGTTCATTATACAAGCGCATTCCGTTGTTACAGAATATGTTTTTTACGTCATCAACAAATCTGTAATAACATCCAGTCTTGTCTCTTACATCTCCAACAGTTATTACTGCGAATCTGTCATCCTTGAGGCATTTAATTGCGTTTATGAATGCAGTATCAAGTATCTGGAGAAAGTCGCTGTAAGAGCCTTGATTTGATGCGTCATTTTCAAGGTCCGAATAAACCTCCAAGTCGAAATATGGAGGGCAACTAAATAATAAGTCTTGGCTCTTCTCTGGGATGTGATTGAGGACATTTCTTCCATCGTCACAGATGTAACTGGCAGCCATTGAAGCAACCCTTGCATTATTTAAATCTGTCTGTTCTTGTCTGAGCTCTATGCCAGTGAAAGTGTTTCCAAGATAGCTGGAAACGAATCCAAATACACTATCTCCAGCGAAGCAATCAAAAGTCTTTCCTTGAGGGATGCCAAACCAAGCATTAGCCAGCTCAGCTAATACAGCATCAAGAATGCTTACTCCGGTTTTCATTGTGCGCAGTTTGTCACTGACTGGATTGCCTTTGGATTTATACAAAGTCTCTGAACGGCTTTCTCCATTATCATTAATGAGATTGTTCCAATGCTTCTTTCTGCTTTGCCAATAACCTTGTCTGGTATTGAGGACCGAGAATGGAGGAATGATAAATCTGTCTTTGAGACTGGTAACTGATGTATTTATAAAATCTTCTTTTGGCTCTTCGTATATTGGCAAGTCCAGACCCCAATCTTCTACTTTGGTTGCATCCCACTCATTAGCAATCACATCCCAATCCCACTCTCCAAAGCCAACATTATCCTTAACTATGAACTCAGCTTTTTGCTCCTCTGTGAGGTCTGTAACACGCAAAATATGCACTTCCTTTAATCCAGCCTCTTTGCAAGCCTTGAATCTCATATTGCCTCCCAGAATGACATTGTCCTCATCAACAACGATTGGACGTATCTCCAGCATTTTTGGAAACTCCTTAACTGACTTTACCAGCTTACGGAATTTCGCATCTTTGATAACTCTTGGATTAGATTTGTTTGGAAGTACTTCGCTGATTTTTACTTTCTCCGTTTTCATATTACCAGATAAAAATATACAATAAAAATAAGGCAACGAAGCAAACCACTCTCAGAACCGACTCTCCAATATATTTCAAATCAGAAAAATATTCGATTCCAGTTGGAGCTTTTTGGTGGACCAGAAAGACCATTAAAAATCTATCAATTAAGAAAACAGCTGCCAGAATTGGAGCAACCAATATTCCAAGAATTGCTCTTGCAACCCTCTGTAATTTTGTAAGTTTATTTGTCATAGCTTTTGTTTTGTTAACTCTGGAGGCTCCGATATTCTCGGCTGAACTACCTCCAGAGGTGTTCATTAACACGATGACTGCAATATTAATGAGAAATTAGCGAATATGCAAATAACTGACGTTTAACGCACGTTAGTCATTGCGCTTGCACTATGGTATAAGATTCAAGAGAACTGCTGTTTGCCTATAAACAGAGGGCTCCAGAGGGAGCGCAGCTCAACTGTGAAATATCTGTAAACATAAAAAGGCTGCAATTACTCGCAGCCTTTCTGTACCTAAATTGAACATTAAAAAGGCAAATCATCCTCCTCTTCAAAGTCTCTGATTTCATCTTCTAAAAAATTACTTTCAATATTTCCAATAGAGCTTTTCGGTCCATTATTTTTAAATTCGTGTTGATAAGTTGGAGCTGGAGATTGAGCTCTTGGAGCTCCAGCTAATGAAATTCTCCAGCCCTCCAGAGACAAGAAATATTTCACTTCCCCTTGTGGGTTGGTCCATTCTCTTCCTCTCAGATTAGTATCGACTTCCACAAGCTCTCCCTCAGCATAATTATTTATTAGCTCGCATTTATCTTGCGAAAATTGCACTTCGATTGTTTGTGGATATTTCTCCTCATCTGTCACAATGACCAATGAGCGTTTCTTATACTTGTCAGAGATTACTTCTGTTTGACCTATGACCTTAATTGTTCCAGTTACTTTCATAATATAAATGTATTAAAAATTAGTGAATTGTGATTTTACCTCCTCAGTGATTTTGATGTAAGCCCCATCAAGATTATTTAAGTAATCTCGGGCCATTAATACTCTCTCATCAATCTTACGGAAGTCGCTTTCCAGAGCTGCTATTTTCCAGATTCTCATTCTCTGAGCTGGCTCCAGATGTGAGAATGTCATTCTCCATCTAATCTCTTTCTCGTCCTCAGCTGAGAGCTCTATTACATTTTGTTTGTATTCCTCTTTTCTGATAGCATCATTAATTAAATGCTCTGGTGTGTCCATTAGGCAATACACAAGCTGAAATACTGACTTTCCAGACAGATACAAATATCCCTTTCCTTGCCAGTCATAATCTGGATTAGGAAGGTCCTTTTCAAACATTGGAAATGTCAATAAATCCCAGCTGCTCTTGACATCAGCTAAAACCTTTGTTGGGTCCCAGTTGACATCTGGTTCTCCAGTAATGAAATCATTGGTTAATCGATTCTTGCACTCAGCTCCAAATCCCTCCAGCAGCCCCCAGCCAAAATATTGAGAAGCAAAAGAAATCGATTCATCTTCCACTAGATTTCCTTTCTCAGTATATTTAGAGCTGATTTCAGACCTAATCTGGAACGTCTCTTCTTTCCAGATAGTTCTCAAATATGTTTTAGCTCCAGATGAGAGCTCTGGTTTAGCGTCTCTTTTGCCAATAAGCTCATCTCTGCGAGCTGCTTGCT